ATGTTATCCCTGTAGTAATTGTTGCGGGATATATATATATTTTTGAATCTTTATATTGGTATACAGGCCAATATTTAGATGGCTTTGTAAGTGGTGAAAGATTCATTTCCAATAAGTCATTTGGCTGGACATATTGTACTTCTTTATCGTCATTATAAATTACCGTTCCTAGTTTATAAAAATTTGTAGGGTCTGGCAATGTAAAGTAACCCGCTGCAGGTGGACAAATACCAACTCTTTGAAAGACAGCTATTTTTTCTTGCAAACTTTTTATTCTAGCACTATATTCAGTGTCATTGTCTGCCACTCTAAATTGCTGGTTTAAATCTTCAAAATATTCATTAAATATTTCTAATTGTACTTGCGCCGCTGTACTATTAAATTCATCAGGCGTCAAATAACCTCTTTGCTCTTTATTAAGAATTAATAAAACAGTTCTATAAACTGTATTCACGTCTACCATTTGCTTACTTTATTATAATATTAAGGCGGTAGCTTTCGGTACCGCCTAATATTAGTATTACGTATTATTTTAATTTTTTCTCTATAGACTGGAAGACTTGAATGCCCTCATCGGTCTTAAAGAATGCCGCCATTGCTGAGTATGGATTTTCATCAAATGGAACGGTTATTAATTTCCTATCATTCTCTGCCCACATAAATGTTCTATTATCAGGTGATAGTTTTATAATGTTTGATTCTGTTGCTCTAATAGCTATGTTTCTAAGATGAACATTTTCATCATTTGCTAATTCTAAAAACAATACTGGATTTCTTCTAGCAAACAATAATAAGTCTCTTTTTATTTCTTTAGAACTCATTTTATTAACTCTAGATCCAACTTCTACTCTAACAATAGCTTCTGCTTCATCAATGTCCATTTCAAATGCCATGTTCATTGCTTCCACTTCTAACTCAATATAATCTAAATCATCTTCCGCTTCTCCTGAAGGATCAAATTCTGTATATTTAGGCCCTAATCCTGGGTGATATAAAGATAATAATTTTTGTAAATTTTGTTTTTCTTTTGGAACATTTAGAATACCTTCTTCAAAAATAATGTGTCCTAACGTTACTTGTCCTTTTTGTTGACTAACTAAAGGTGAATTTTGATTTGTTGCATACCTTAACTCTTCTTGCTGTCCGGTTTTTTTATCAAACCACAATAGTGGGTATCTACCAGTATGTTTACTTTGTAAAGTATACGTAATTGGAGAATGACTATCCGCTATTAAATAGGTTCTGTCTTTTATTTCCCAAACAGGTTCAGAAGGTTTTGATGCATTTACTTTTTTATCAGCCACTTCCACAGGTTCGTTAACTTCTATTTCATTAACCATATCAACGTATTGTGTTGCAGTCTCTAATTTTGCACTTGGTTGTGCGATTTGTTTTTTTGTTGTTGCCATAATATAATATAATTTAATAATTTATTTTAAAAGGTAATAATTACCCTCGTCAGTTCAACGAGGGTAATATTACCATATTTTTACACTGATGCAGTGAACAATACGAAATTGTTAGCAGCTTGTGTAACTAAACATCTTTCAGATAAGAAGTGAACTTGCATTGCATCAAGATCAGAAGTGAAAGCACCTCCAACAGATCCAGTGATCCAGTTTTTCATTCTTCTATCGTCAGCTTGATTAGCTCTATAACGAACGTGTAGGAAAGGTCTACGGATGTTAGTACCTAACATTTGATCGTAAACTGTAGACGTTCCAGCAGGGATAAGGATACCATCGATAGATGTATTAGCCATACCTCCACGAGTAGAAGCATCATTTAAGTATTTCCAGTCAGTTTTGTAGAAGTCATAAGAACCTCTTCTAAATCCAGAGAAACCTAAGTTCAATGCCATTTGTTCAGAGTTTTCAAATAATCCGTAAGCAACACCTCCAGCAGCACCAGAAGATAAAGAAGCTAACATATCATCAAAATCAAGAGAAGTAGCTCTGTTCAAGAAGAACATGTTTTCTTCAATTGCTCCTTGAGTATCTAAGTTTTTCAAGATTGAATCAAAATCAGATAAACCTGCAGCAGCAGTAAAGTTATTTACAACGTTACCTCTTTCTTTAACAGCAGAGAAAAGACCTTGAGTACCTTTTAGTCCATCAGCACTAGTTAAAGTAGATCCATTACTTACTAATTCACCCTCAATTACAGACATTTCTAAGTAATCTTCAAAACGTAATCTTGTTTCAGATTCAGCTTTTAAGTACCATAAGTATCCAGAAGTACCGTCTTCAGTTGCAACTTCAACCCACCCGATTTGAGCAGTATCAGAACCAGAGATTTGGTATTTTTCTTTGATGATAATAGGTGAATTACTATATTGAGTGAAAGAAGGAGTTACAGAGTTTAAAGAAGCATCTGTAGTACCTTTTTTGAATTCAGAACCGTATACAAAGATTTTAAGATCTGTTGCTCCAGTAAAGTTTACAACGTTACCAGCACCAGTGGTTAAATCTAATTGAGTATAAGGTTTAACAGTAATAACCGCAGGGTTAGTAGCACCACCCGCTCCTGTTGCAGCATTAGCTGTAGAAGCAGTAACATAAACTTTAAGTTCTCTTCCTGTAGAAGGGCTCATAACTACTAAAGTTTGTCCAACGGAAATAACGTTGTTAACAAAGTTAACACCAGTACCACCAGTTACAAAAGTTAAAGTTGTAGCAGAAGCACAAGATACTTCTTTGTAAGCAATGTGTAATCTATTTTGTTCAGACCAAACTACCTGGTCAGAAGACATAGGCATTTCAGCTCCTACCATACGTAAGAAACCAGATAAAGTTCTGTTTCCATAACGCTCTACTTCCGCTTCGTAGATTTCAGGTAAGTATTGTTGAGAAAAGTTTTTTCCACTTCCGTCAGTAAAATTTAAGTAATTTGACTCTAGTGGTTGTTGTAATTGACTTGGTTTAATTGTACCAAATTGTGGAATTACGTTTGACATAATTTTTTGTTTTTAATGTTAAAATTTATTTGTTTGTATTCTTAATTTAGAAGAATCAACACCGTTTATAGCTTTAACTTTAAATCCGTTTATAAAACCATCGCCGTTAGGAGCTGTCCTAGGGGCGTTAGTTATATTATTAGATTTTGCAACAACTTCTTTAATTGCATCGGCTTTGCCTTGCTCATAAAAATGTTTTGCAATAGTATCCGCATTTTCTGCTGCATAAATCGCTTTGTGATAACCCTTAACATCCGCAACTTCTCCATCTTTATTTAAGAACTTCTTAATAAGATTTGAAATATCAGATTGCTTTTCAGCTAACGCTTCTTGATTTGCAACGCCGTATCTAAAACTTTTTTCACCAAGATTAAATTCAAAACCTTTGAATTCTTGCGCAAATAATTTTTTAGTTTCATCTTTAAATTTAAAGTGTTGTGCTTCGGCTGATTCTTGCTGTTTGTTGTATCGGTTAAAAAAGTCCATTGCCTTTTGTTGGTCTTGAGTAACGCCCGGTCTCAACTTGATCTCGTCGTAATATTTACTCTTAACTTGTTCCAAATGGCTTTGAGCTTTTGCAACCTCCTCTTTAAAAGCGAGTCTTTTTTTACGGACATCGCGTTCATCGTCTAGATCCTCATCATAATCAAAATTGTCTTCTATTAAAAAGTCAATTTCTTCACTATCTAAGTGAGGTCTTGTATTTTTATAATATTCTTTTAATAAAGCATTACTGTCAACATTTGAATAGTCAGTATTTAATCTAACATAATCTTCAACTGTTCCGCCAGTATCTTCCATAAAAGAAACTAATTTCTCTATGTTTTCAGGTAATTTTTTACCCGTGTTTGTTTGCTCTTGAACTTGCTTATTTAACTCTTGTTCTAAATTTGCTGCTTCTTGAACTACTTCTTGTTGATTGATTTCTTCAATAACATTTTCAGTGGACCCTTCGTTTCCTTGTCCCACTTCTTGCAATTCCACTTCGGGTTGTTCTGCGCGTAACACGCTTTCCGTTGGGCTTTGCTCTTGAACGGCATTTGTTTGTTCTTTAGGAATTACTACTTTAATTGGTTCCTCTTGCTCTTTAGGCATAGTTAAATCAACTTTTATTGGTTGATCATTTTTAACTAATTTCCTAGGCGTAGTCTTTTTAGCTTTAAGCTTAAACTCGCCTTCTTGTTGTACTTGTTCTGACATGATAAAATATTATATAATTGTTAATAAAATTTATTTTGGTTCAAACTGGGCTAAATCAAACCCTCCCATATTATCAAACCCGGCGGATTCAAAATCCTTAGGCATTGTATTGTTTTGTCTTTGGTTAATTAATTCAGATTGTTGAGTGCCTCTTAATTTTTCGCGAGAGTCTTTCCTGTCTTCTGATTTACTTAATTTATCTGCATCTGCATTTGCTTTTACTTGAGCTAATTGCATTTGGAATTGGAATTCTTCTAGCATTAATTGTTTCTTTAATTGTGCTTCAAATTCCATCTTTTGTATTTCAAATTGATTTTTTGCTTGAGCAATTTGAATTTCAGTGTCAGCTAAAGCTTGTTGCTTTTGTACTTCTGACATTGCAATAGATTCCGCTGTTTGTGCTTGAGCTTGCGCCTGAGCCTGAATATTTGCTTGCTGATTTGCTTGGTCTCTTTCTTGCTTTTTCTTTCTTTTATATTTTAAAGATTGATTAGCTAATTTAAGATTTTTAATTTCTCTTAAATCAATAGCGTCTTCAAGATCAATTCCACCTGATTGCAAAGCAACCTGTATGTTTTGTTCTAATTGTTGTTTTTCTTCTTCATCTGGTTCTAACTCTAAAAATATACCAAAGTCGTGAATATCTAACGATTGTAATTCTCTTAATGTTTCAGTATTAAATATAGATATACTATTAACTAAAGAATTGCTGGTTATTGGGAATTGTAATGCATCGGCAACTCTTTTAGATATGTTCTCACAAATTCTCAATGTTAAGAATAAACTACCATCAAGTATATGACGTATTGCGGTATTTGAATTTGCCGCAGCCATTTTTTGAATTCCAACTAAAGCATCTCTACTTGGAGTACTTCCGTCTGATGCCTCGTTTAATCCCGTTACGTCTCGTATCATTTGTAAATAATATTGATACGTAGCTATTAATGATTGTATTTTTGCATTACCCGCGGACGTTTGTAATTCTTGAATAGGCACTCTTCCCGGGTTTTGTCCTCCATCTTGAGTCATTGACCTACCTACAATACTACCCGTTTGAAAATACATATTTAATGCTTCGGCTGCATTGTAATTTGTGCCATTACCTAAATCAACTTCTGCTAATCCATCTACATCTACAAATACTCCATCAGGAACCATTTTAGATAGCACCTGTTGCAATTTAAGATGCGTTAATTGGATCATATCAGCAAAAGTTGTAATTCTACTAACTAACGATTCAATTCTACCTCGATACATTCTTGGCGCCGTAATAGCGTAATTCATATCAACTTTAGTAGTATCTGCTACTGGGCGTGTCATGTTTTCAGCTAATTTCCATTCAAGCATTTTTGGGTGCCCTAATATTTTAGCTCCGCTATATAATACCTCTATTGATCTTGATACTACATCAAAGTTATCACTTGGTGGCGGATTGAAGAAGTCTGTTTTAACTAAAGCTTTTTCTAATCCTTGTTCTGTTTGTTTTATTTTAAATACTTGATTAGAATATGTTTTATATTCAAAATACAATACTTGAACGATGTTTCCATCTTGATAAGCACCATTATAATTTCGAACATAACTTGTATTCCCTTGGTATTTTTCTATTTCTTGTAAGTCTTCATTAGACAAATCTGGAAATTGTTTTTTTAATTCTTGTAACCCTATAGACTTTACCTCACCTACATAATATATATCCGCAAAATTTGGATCTTCAGTATAAGAATAAACTAAATTTGCAGGGTCCACATAATCAATAGTAATACTATTTGATCTATTAAAGTTTGTTTTAGTTGCACCAATACCAATTACGGTTAAATCATAATTTAATCTTTTACTTACTAAATCATATTTATTAAGCGCTAAAAAATTATTTATAACTTCTTCTTCCGCAATTTCAACTGCTTGCTTAAAGTTTAATTGTATATTAAGGTCTAACTCTTCTTGATCTTCCGGTAATGAATTTGGGTCTTGCGTATTATATAGATTAACTCCAAAGGTACTTTGTATTTTATTCAATAATTTTTTTGCCATCATATCACGCAATATAGATTGAGTGTATTGTGTTTTTTTAATTACTGAATGAGGATCTTGTGCAACCGCTTTAATTTTATAACTTTTATTAGAAATACCATTAACAATTATATCAACAAATTTTGATATAACTGGTATTGGTTTCCAGTCTAAATTTAAATATGATAAGTCGCCATTAATAGATAATTCATCTTTATATTTTTGAACCGGTTGTTCACCTCTTGCGTACAGTCTTAAATTATGGTATTTTTGCCAGTTAGTTCCCCATCTTCCACCGGGCATCCCGCCGCCGGAAATACCACCAATACTACCTGCACCGCCATTATTATTGAACCACTCATATTCAATTGCTTGAGCTACTTGTTTTCCATACTCTAAACTTTGTTTTTCTTCATCCGGTACTACCTGACTTGGAAATGTACTATTACTATTAGTATAAACCATTTATTGTATTATTTGTGAATTGTCTCCACTATTATTATATTTCTTAAATCCTAATTCAAACTTTGGCCTTTCATAAGGCATACTTGGCGTATACAAATGTTTATTACAAGCCATTATAGCTAACCCAGAACTAATAGAAGCATCATGTTTTGTTCTATTGTTTATATTGAACCTGGACCAATCCTCTAATGTTTTTTGAAAGTACATAGTACCATAAGAGCCATTTGTAAAACCAATATTGTTTTCAATATATGTTTCTATTGCCGATGCGTGCGCTTGCATTATATCTTGTGATGAGTTTGGTATTCCACCAATTTCTTTTTCAGCTGGTGATAATTTATTCCAAACTTTATCAGGTCTATTAATTGAATAACCTCTATAACCCCTTCTTTTTAAATAATAAAGCAATCTTGGTTTATTGTTCTCTGCAAGTATTGGCATACCGTAAAATACTAACGCCATTAAAACATCTTCAAAAAACATCTCGGCTGTTTGAGGTCTTGCAATATATTCTAAAAAGAAATGATTAGGAGGAACGTCTTCCATTGAAAACTTAGTTAATCCATGAAGTGCTCCATTAGACCCTCTGCTTGCGTCAACTGTTCCTGATATATCATAACTATCACAACCAAATGCTCCGCAGTGTTCATTACCCGGGTATCTTAACCCATTCTTTATTATTACACGGTTTTGAAGATGTTTAGGTGGCACCCAAGAAATTAAAAACCTACCGTCTTTATTTGGATAAAAGACTACGTTACTATCTTGTATACCGTTTTCCCATTGCAAACTACCTTTTGTTAATACACTTGAGTTTCTTAGATCATCATTATAATCTATTTGCTCGTATATTTTTGTTAAATTAAATAATGATTGTTTTGCTTCATCACGGAAAGCGTGTTGCTCCGTTCTTGGAAATTGGCGGTAGTATTCATTTAATCCGTCTTGGTCCGCTTTTAAACCATCAACTTCATTTTGCCAATGCTCAATAACCCCGTACTCTATTTCGTTTCCGTCAACGCCTTTGATGGGTTTTTTTGGAGTGTCGAAGACAGGTATGCCATAAGTATCAATGAATCCCTCGTACGACCATTCCATAGGTATGAACAAACTATATAATCCTGAGCTAGTCTGGCCATTGCGGTTTCTTTTTGTAACATCTGAATCGTAGTAAAGTTTCTTAAAATTATCTCCTCCTTTATCTAAAGCGTTTGAGGTTGAACCCATCATACACTTACCAATAATGCGACTACCTAATCGTAAACATGTCTTTGTAACTCGCCAGTTGTTTAATATATTATCGGGTCTTAGCCATTTACCGCTCTCATCATGTACAAGAAGTTTTAATTTTTCTCCATCATAAGAGTTATCTCCTGTGTTTTTCCAGTCAATTGTTGTATCAAGACCGTCAAGTTCTTCTGGAGCATCGCTATTATCTAATTTTCTTCTTGTAAATTTAGAAGCCGGCACTCTATACGCCAATTCTGTTTTAGGTCTATCCATACCATCTTGAATAGGTTTAAAAAAGAACGGGTAGTTTAACGATATAGGTACAACCTTGTCGGTAAACATTGTTTTAGCATCAGATCCTGATTTAGATAATATACCAAATCTAGAATCGCTTGATATTGTTGCTTGATTGACTAATTCTGCAGAAGACATAAATGAAAACCCAGAACGTCTATTTTTTAAATAACACATTCCGTAACATCTAGTGTCTGCTTTACAAGCTTCCCAAAATATAAAAAATAATCTATTTGACTCTCTAAAATCCGGTGCACCAACATCTATCTTGCTCCATTGCAAGTACATATAATGCGTACCGGTTATATAGGTTGGTATTCCATTGTTATTAAAGAATGCTCCTTCATCTCTTCTTTTAAATTCCGCATCTACGTAATCGTACCAACGTTCTCTAAAGTGATCAGGATATTTATTCCAATCAAATACATTTTTTATTTTTTCAAGTTCTTTTGGGTAATCTATCTTTTCCCAATATTGTTCTTCCTTCTTATTGGATCTTGAATATACATCGTCTATTAATGGCAAAGCAATCTTTAAATTTTGTATTTCGTATATTTCACCAATCTTACCGGTTTTGCTTATAACAATAACATCATGATCTTTATTATAACCATATTTCCATTTACCATATCTATTTTGTTGTTTAATAATAGATGGTTTTATATGATCAGGTATTAATTTAAATAAATTTTGCTGGTACATTATTTAGATCTCCCCTCTGCAAATCCTTTAAATACTTTTTGAGTATTGTCTTTTGCGGTTTCTTCGTCAGATATTATACGCTCCTCAAGCTCTATTCTTGTAAGAATTTCAAAAGCATCAAATATGGCTAGCTTTTTTGTAGCCGCTGCATTTTTTAATTTGTCTGCTGCTAAATCTTCTTCACCGTTATCTAAGATTGCTTCTTCAGCTACTTTGATCAGTTCCAATACCGCTTTGTGTCCAGCTTGGATTATATTCAGTTTCGTCTCCTTTATATTCATATTTAATTACAATATCATTAGATTTCATACAATATAAACGCTCTCCATCAATTATAAAATCAAATTCACCAAAAGGAGTGTAACCCACTAAGTCTCCTGGATTGATTTTAAGCTTGTTTAAGGTATCATTTCCATATTTTAATATACCAATAAGTCTTTGTTCCTTATCGAGCTTTAAATAGTCTATATTTTTTAATGGCTTAATAAAACATCTGTCACCAAATGTTTGCCATTTATTTTCTCTTTTGTATAAGTAGATTTGATCTAGATCACAAAAATACAAATCGTCCATAAAATATGCTCGACTGTTTTTTTGATTGCCTCTAATGTCATAGAATCTTCTAAAAACATTGTGGTGTATTAATACTATGTCTCCTTTTTTAATGTCTGTAGAATAAGCTAGCGGGGTAGAAACCACCTCCGCTAAATTATTCACTGATTTAAAACTTTCTATTTTTGTATTTAGTATTAACTCTTTGTCATCTACTTTAACTTTGTTATTGTATCTATCTCCTAGAGGTTTTACAATAAAGTTAAATACGCTTTGCATTAGTATTCTAAATCGTATTCTACAGATACTGCCATGTTACAGTTAAACTTTTTCCAAGGCATTACCTCATCTTCCTTTTTTATATAAACATTATAGGAGGAATCTTTTTCATTGATTATTATGCATGCAATTTCATGTCCGCCATAAACTTGCTGGCCTACAGAATAATGCATTGCTTCATTTTTATAATCAATGCCTATGCTTATTTTTCTAATTACAGAATCCATTATTCACTTACAGGATTTTCTAACTCAATTTCAGTATAAGAACCATCTTCTAAATTAATATTGATTGGGCCGTACTCTTCTTCTAATTCAGTTTTAAAAACTTCTATTGCTTTATTAACGTCTGCAATTTGATGTAAGAACCCATGTTTTTGAGACTCCAACAATCCAATGTTAGTTAATAGCGCTTGTAAATCTTTTTGTTGACTTACAATTTTTTCTAATTGTTCTTGCGTAATTTGTTTTACTACTTCCATGTTTATTTAATTTAATTATTTATTATTATTTTTTTATTATTTATATTTTTTATAATTAACAATTATCGGTTCTAAAATTTGCATTATAAGAATATCCATCCCCAGTTCTTAAAAAATAATTATACGAACATCCATTATTATCACTATATTGCTGTGTTGCCCCAAAACTTGGCTGTTCTTGACCGTTATCAATATACGCATTAGTAAGAGTATCTCCAGTATTTTCAATAATTTCAAACAGAAAATTATCTTGACCTTGTATAAAATTATAACCACTTATTTCCGGGCTTTGTCCAACTATATTAAATGTCTCAGAAACCGGGTCTCCCTCATCAGTAAATCCCTGGTAATAAATATTTAAATTATAATCATAAATTAAATACGAATCAACATCTCCATTATAAACAAAATTTTGAGTTTCAGGATTACAATAAAATTTTATATTAATTATAGTGTCATTAAGAAATACCTCACTTGTAAAATTTAAAGTATTATTAAAGCAATCAGCCGAATTAACTCCAACAGACTCAATAGATATTTCTTGTGTAATTTCTGTTGTATAAGCAATAATTTTTCCAAATGAATTTATACTATTATAAGTAAATATAACTCTATCATTTATTTGAAAGTCATTATATGCATAATTAATTGAATTATAGTCTCCGCCAAAAACACAATCGGATATAATATACCTTGTAAATTCAGGACCTGGTGGCCCTGAATATGCACTTGCATTAGGCCAACCTATTCCTATGCCATTCCAACCCATTAGTAAAGCGCTACTATGCTAGAGCAGGTTGTCGGAGCGGCTCCAGCGCCTCCTTCATCTACAAAAACGTGATTAACTATTACAGGAAAAAAGGTCCCATTAGGAATATTTTGAAACACTGTATAATTTACAGGGCCATTGCCTCCTACGACACTGCATGTTAAATTGCCTCCTGTGCCAATATATAAAGCGGCTGATTGTAAACTTGGCGCTAAAGCATCCGGAGTCCCGCTTGGCGATATATTTGCCGCCCTTGTTCCAAAATCTGGTTGATTACCGTATTGTCCCATAATTTATTTTTTAAATATTCTATTATATATTTTACTTTTGTTTTTTGTTCCTATTTTAAATTCTAACACTGTATGTCCCGGAAAAGAATACTCTTTGCCTGGTTTCATAACTTTAGAATTGCCTTCGTTATCAATACCCAAAACGGGGAAATCTACGTTTTTCATTGTGATGTCCCCGCTAGGTATTACATTATAAGGTCTATCTTTATCAGGACTATTTTTTTTATAACCTGTTGTTGATAGATTTTTCATTTAGCATTTTTTCATTTTAGCCGCAGAACTTTTAGGTTTCATTTGCCTAGTAGCAGGTTCTTTACTGTTTAATGTCTTTCTGTCTCCCTTAGGTTCTTGAGATTTTTGAAATTTTTCAAATTCCGCTTTCTTTGCAGCCATTTCCTCTTCTTTGATTTGTTTAGCGGTTTTTTGTGGTCCTGAGGATTTTGGTTCTTTACCGGCCAATTGTTTTTGCTTTGCAGGAGAACTCGGTCTCATTTGCTTAGGAGCGGCGTTTTTCATTTGGTTTTTCATAGGTTTTGAATTATTTTTTAATTGCATTGCAACGGGAGCAACAGTAGTTGCGGATGTTTTACTAGCTGGTTTTGGCTTATTTTTTTCCCATTCCAATTGTTTTTGTTTTTTTAATTCTTGCGTTTTAATAGCGTTTGCCGCTTTTTCAGCTTCTTTTTTTTCCCATTCTTTTGCCTTAATTAAGTTATTAGCCATAAAAGCAGTTCTTTTAGCCGCTCCGGCTCCTGGAGTAGTATATTCTCTATCTTTCCATGCAACATCATAAGGACTTATTATATTTGCAGAAAACCTTTTAGTCGCTTCTCCATATCTCATTATAAGGTCGTCTTCTGGAGTTACCTCGTATTTCTCAAAAGTATTGTATTTACTCCTATTAAGGCCTCTATTGTGGCTTAAGTCTCCTTCAACTTCACTTGTATCCCAAAGCTGTTTCTTTTCCATGTTGGCAATATCCCCTTGCCCTTGATAGCCTTCAGTAGAAAAACCACTACTAGTACTTGGGGTACCCAAATAAGTCATGGTGCCTTGTTTCCAGAATGTACCATATTTTTTAGGTTCATTTTTAGGTCCTTCCGTAGGAACTTCCGTAGGTTTATCTGCCCCAGTATCCGAAGCAGTGCCGGTTGCTGTAAGGGTCTTGTCAATATATTTTTCTTTATTTTCTTGTGGAGCCGCCTTCCATGCCGCAATTTCAGCTGGTGTTTTAGCAAACCTTTCAACTTTTTTACCTTTTTCCACAGCAGTAACAGTTGCGGTTTCGGTTCTAGTATCTTTACTTCCCTCAAGAGGTTTACTTTCAATATTTTTTTGCAACTTTTCTTTTGCCAATCTATCTGCTTGTGCTTGTAGGTCTTCTCCAGTTCCTATATTTGTTTTTGGTTGCAGAAAAGGCGAAGGGATTCCGCGCCCGGTTTGCATAAAAGGGGATCTCCCTGGTTTCATTTGAAATGCCATTTTTTTGTTTTTTATTGTTATTTAACTTTTTTATATATTATTGTGCCTTGACCGCTTCCCGTTACAATACACTTTAAAGTTGTTTTGTCTATAAAAGTATATGTATTTTCAGTTACCCAATTATTTGGCACAAATATTGTTTTAATAAAAACATAAGTGTCTTTAACTTCTAACTCAATAAGATCTATTGGTAAACCTGACGTGCTACTTATTTCTTGCGTTTGTAATTTATTATTAATATCTTTCCAAAAAAATAATTCAGCTGATTCTTGATCGGGTTTCCAATAACCAACTAAATCATCAACATTAATTTTTTGTTGAGCAAAAGAGTTTAAACTAAATAATGTAATTGCAATAATTAAAAATACTTTTTTCATAATTAAATAATATTAGATTTATATAATATTATTATTACGTGTATTTATTGTTTTTTATAAGCCTCTATTTCCCAAGGTAGTTTCTTAGATCCTTCTTCCATAGTCGCTCTAGAATATTTCTTTCCCTTCCACATAACGTGAGTATCCGTATAGTCTAAATCACCTCGTTTCATTTGATCTATATGAACCTTCTCATGAGATATAGTTTTATTCTTTTGTAATTCTAAAGGGGATACATCTTTATTAACTAGAATTGTTCCATTGTTTTGCGCCATACCTAATACGTCTCCATCCATGTCTGTACTATAGATTGGAGTATTGTCTACCTCGTAAGGAGCCCCCTTCATTATAAACGGCATATTTTTTTGGTTTTATTTTTTAGTCTTGGCAGGAGTTCTTTTAACTTTGCCATATTCTTTCATTTGTTCAGCTTTGCCTTCTTTCTTTTCGTGTTTCATCATAGCTGCTTTAGAAGCATATTTCTCCCCAGTTTTCTTTTCGATAACTTTTTTAATTGCCATATTTTTTTGTTTAATTAAATCCCCTAAAGAAATTAATCAATAGGGGAATTAAGATTATTATTACGATATTACCGCAGCCGTGCAAGTTTGCCCCGCTGGGAAAGAAACTGCAGCTAATACAGGTCCGTTTACTGTTAATGCAGCGTTATTGATAGCTTCTAAAGCGGCAGCAGTAGCCGTACCAGCCATAGTTAAAGTAACTATTCTTCCACCAGACGCTAATTTAATTGAAGTAGCACTTACAAACTCAGTGCATAAGCCGTCTGTACTAATTAATGTTGTTCCTTTACTTGTTACCGGAATTGAGATAAATTTTACCATTTTGTTATTTGTTTTGTTTGTTGTTTATTATTTGTTGTTTATTAATATTTTCCTTGTGCTTTCATTGTGATAGGACCTGGTTTATAAATAGGATCATCAAACCTAAGTTTAATACCATTTTTACCAGAACTTGATCCTTTACCTTTTGGATAACCGGTTGTGTTCAACGGTCCGTCCCATAAAGCATTTGCTCCTAATCCAGACGCTTTAGCTTCTTTATCAAGAGGTAACATTGGGTGTTTCTTTTCGTATATATTCATAATTATTAATTTGAGAGATCGTAATATGGTGAAATTGATTGTTGTACTCCTGTTGGTGGCGATACCGAAGTATCTTGTAAAGCATTTGGATCTTGCATTTGAGCCAATGGTGATCCGTAATTATTTGTAACCGCTGTGCCTGCCATTGCATTTCCATATAGCCCTTTCATTGCTGTAATTTGGCTACCTTTTTGAGAACTCACAAATCCTGTTTGATTTAAATCCATACCAGTCATTTGTACATTTCTTCCTCTAGGATCTGTTGATAAACCGCTTCTAACTTGTTGAGCCTGAGCGTCTTGTGGCTGCATTTG